ATGTCTAATTCATCATATAGTTCGCGTATTGAACGCATGAAGTCACGTCGTAAAGGGACATATGATCAGTTGCGAGTAGCCACAGAATCAATGAGTAATCAAAGATATGATGGCCTTGAAAAATATGCATTGCTTGAAGATGCTCTTGAGCTTAATGAAAGTTGGGAGTCTAGAGGAAGAGACGATTCAGCTATCCGGTATGTCATTGGTGCGATGCAACCAGTTGACCCCCGCTATACAGAGATCTCATTCGAAACCGCGTATCGTATTGAAAATCAGCTGACTAAGAAATTAGACCTAAACCTAGATTTTCGGGTACAAGGTTCTGTTCCCCTAGATATCCATATCAAAGGTTTCAGTGATGTAGATCTTTTAATTATTGATACTCAGATGCTTATGTATGATAGCGGTGGAGTTGGCAGCTATAGTGCAGCTGAGAAAGATGGCCGAGACGTCATCATTGAACTTAGGCGTGCAGCTCGAGATGCTCTAAAAATGACATTTCCTGCTGCTCAGGTTGACGATAATAACGCCAAGTCCTTGAGAATAACGGGGGGGAGTCTTCAAAGAGAAGTTGATGTAGTGCCAGGCATATGGTGGGATACGAAAGAGTACCAACTCACAAAAAAAGAAGAACATCGTGGAGTTACCATAATTGATAAAAACAAACGAGAGCGTATCTACAATGAACCGTTCCTCCACATGCAACGTATCAAAGACAAATGCGATCAATGCAATGGTGGATTAAGAAAATCAATTCGCATGCTCAAAACCCTGAAAGCAGACAGTGGAGACGAAGGTTCGAGTATTGATCTAAGCAGCTATGATATTGCTTCACTAATGTACCATGCAGATGCTAATAATCTCCGTCATAGTACATACTATGAACTTGCTGTACTTGTTGAGACTCACCGCTGGCTAAATCACTTAGCCCAGGATCATGATGCTGCAATGCAGCTCGATGTGCCGAACGGTACCAGAAAGATATTTGAGAAACCTAATTCATATGGAGAGTTTCTTAAACTTACGGGAATACTAAATAACCTTGTAACAGAAGTACTCCGGGAAGTTACTGGCAATTCGACTGAATATTACTCAAATGCTAGAGGTGATTTACTAAGGAAGCAAGTTGTATTTTAGTGGTGAGTATTTTTACTCTATAATTTAGAAGGCATAAGCAGTTCTCTATAATGTAAGCACTAGGTTAGTCAAATCTTAAAGGCTTAGTAGCGTCAGGATATTTTTTTACCCGGTCGGTCATGTTCTGGCCGGGTAGTATTACTAATCCGTTACCAGTTTTCCTACAAAATGGGGCTTTGTGTAGAGTTTCGTCCATTAATTAGTGCTTGAGATTGTTAGTGAACCCCCCATCAGCAGTGAGAACGAGTGTGAACTTTCGTTTCTCCCTCACAGTCGCCATTCTGCCTCGAGCCAGCCTGATTTGTGACAATCGTGGACGTTGCATCTTCCTGCTGGGGTAGCCAAATCTAGGCTCCGGGTTATCAAAAACGGAAGTCTGATGGCTCCCGTTTTTATTATTAGATTTCTAACGGTTATCAAATCGTTATCAAAACAATTTATCAAAGCCTTGCTTGTAGTATGAAAAATTTTGTATATTAATTCTTATTTTGTTATGAGTATTAAAATCTCGGGCAGTATTTTGAATTTAATAAAACGTTAAATAATAACATATGGTGTCATAATGAATAGGTTACTAAAAAGACAAGAAGTAAGGTTCGTTTTAGGTACGGCAATTGCAGTTTTGTTAGGAATGGGGCTTTATAATGCTCAGCCTCTTCTCGTAAGTTATTTTTCCACTGTTGCTAAAATACTTCAAGATGAAAATAGTTTCTTTATTGCAACTCTGATTTTAACTTTTATGGCAGCATTTTTATTAAATTATGTTAATAAAGGAATAGGTGAAAGTAAAAACAAGAATGTTAACTCATATGAAGAGTTAAAGTCAGAATTAGACTCCTTAAAGCAAGAGTTTAATCAACTAGTTACAAATGATTCGAAAGATTTAAATGGTGTTTTACTCACATCAAAAGAAAGGCAAGAGTTGATCGATAATGCTAAAAAAAAGATTGTAGGCAATACTCTCTTGGCTGCAGATTTAAGTTTGAAAAATGATATAAATTCGTTTAGAAATCAAATAGAAATTAGTAAACACTATAATGATATTGTATATCGTTTAGAAAATGAAATAAATAGATTAAATAGACGTGGTGGGGTTAATCTGGTTTTAGGTGCATTTATTGCTTTTTGTGGGATACTTTACCTTGGATATTCAGTTACAAATGCTATTAACACAAATGATAAGCTTGAATATATACTTCACATGGCCCCCAAATTATCATTTGTAATTGTCGTTGAACTATTTGCTTATTTCTTCTTGAAGTTGTACAAAAATGGTTTTGATGAGGTCAAGTATTTTCAAAATGAGCTTACCAATATCGATTCCAAAGTTTTGGCGATAAAGTTTCTTAAGGGCATTAGAAACGAAGACTTAATGGGTGAGGTTATTAAAAATCTCATGGCTACAGAACGTAATTTTGTTCTTGAAAAAGGGCAGACTACGGTTTCTCTTGAGAAGGAGAAAATTAGCATGGATGGGGATAAAAATATAGTAGAAGCCTTAAAAGAAATTCTTAAATTTAAGAAATGATATATCAGTTATTAATCTTCAATATAATGTGCGGGGGGCTCCTCCCCCCAAGAAAAATATTAGTTATCTATTTTACTAATAAATTTTTGATATGATGCGTCTGAATTTTTTAATTTTTAATAAAAATATAAAAATCAAATTGCTAGAGTTACCCAATCTTTTCCACGATCATCATGATATCTAGCTGTCTGATTAGGAGATTTATGTCCGAGTAGTTTTTGCGTATCAATCCCTTGTTCCCTATAAAGGCGCTCAGATAAAGATCTTTGTTCATGGAAAGTTGCTGGAGTTCCATCACCCCAATCAATTCCGGCCAAGTCTCGCGCTTTGCTAAAGTTCATCGTCAATGTATTGGATTTAACCTGTGCCCCACGTTCTGCTTGTGAAGTTGAACGGAAAAAATGCACTAGGTATGGACTGACTGCATAGTCACGGCAGCGGGCTATTATATCGCGTAAACTCCAGTTAATCGTATTGAGGCGAAGAGAAAGAGGAATTGCGATTTTGCTTCCAGTCTTTTCCTGTTCGACATGTAGATGGTCATCCCAAATATCGCTGAATTTCATTTTAGATATGTCCCCCAAACGCTGTCCAGTGACCAATGCTAGGAGCATGGCATTTCCCATGTAACGATGACTGGCATCTGCGATATCGAAGATTTTTTTCCATTCTTCGAGGCTGAGGCGTTGACGGGTGATTTTCCGTCTGGGTTGCTTCGTCGCAAGAGCAGGGTTATACCCTGGCGGAACTTCGCCATAATGCTGTGCTTCCTTAAATACATCGATCAATACAGACCTTACGACTTGCGCCATTCTCGGCTGCCCGGCAGCGATATACTCGTCAAGCAATTGTGCTATATCTCTGACATCAACGGCTGAGATCAACTTCATTCCTACTCGTTCCCTAAGTAAGGATACTGGTTTGGCTTTCTGCTTATAAGTGTTGAGTCTTATATCACCACTTTTCAGTCGGTCATCCTGGATCGCTTGGTAGCGATCTAACCAGGTTGACGTTGTGATTGCTTTCCCTTTGCTGGTTGCTATCCTGTCACTGATGGCCAGAATCTGCCGAGTTCTTTGTTCAGCCAGTCGCGTATTGGCTTCAGTGGCAATAGCGATGGCTTCGGTTTCGTTCGTTCCTAGCGCATGAAATTTCCCTGTTACTGGATGCTTATACCGCCAATAGACTTTATTTACTTTCCTACTATAAAGCGGATATAAGTTAGGGACCGAAACATTATTTTTACGCGGTCTGGCTGCCATCACTCAAAATCCGTTGCAAAAGTAATGAGTCATTTTTCTTAATTACTGGTGTTACCAGCTCTCCAACTAACTCGGCGTCCTCACGCACTCGCCATAACCGGCCTTGTTTCATGGCCGGTGGACAAAATAAATTCTGCTTAGCATAACGACGCAATGTGGACACACTTGGAGGATTACTTCTGTATTTTTCAGAAGCCCATTCTTCAAGTGTCAGCATTTGAAGCATTTTTGATAACCTCATTTCTTTTGCTACAAAACTATTTCACTGGTTAATTTCACTGTCAGGATTGTTTATGTATCGTATGTAACTCTTTAAAGCGTGCCAAAAACATCCCGTAGGCATGGCCCGGTGCCAGTGGAATAACTTTGAACATATCTGTTGCCGGGATACCTTCCAGCACAGGCCAGAAAGAGCCATCATCAAGCCCGAGATCGCGACGCTCGGTTGCCAACATAATGAGATCGGCATATTTCACAGGCGTGCTCATAACAGGAGGTAACCCGTATTTCTCACGGATTACGGCGTCTATTTTTTCTTCCATCCGTTTATAGTCAGGAAGAAGTTGTTTCAGTGGTGCGGGGATATCCTGGCAATATGCTTCTGTTGCATCATGCATTAACGCTTCAAAAGCAAATTCCTGCGGCACCAACTGGCTGCAAAGCACCGCATGTTGGGCGACGCTGTAGAAGTGTGAAAGATGTCCTGCAAAGCGACAGATATTTGAAAGGGAAACCGCGATATCGTTAATAACGATGTCGTCTTTATTTATCCTGTCATAATAAAAATGCTTCCCAGAAAAAGTTTTAATAAATGACATTTTGTTCTCCACGTTATTTGCGCTGCACCGCACTGAATTCTGGTAAAAGGAAGCCCTCACCATCCGGCGATTATTGAGTTAATTACGTTTCCATAAATGCCCCCGCAGGGGCATTTGCAGTAATCAAATCAGGCGGTGAAAGTACCAATAAAGGTTTCTACTTTGCTGTCTTTGAATTTCTCAACAAGCAGATCGCGAAATTCGTTAGCCATTTCTTCCTGCACAGCCTCCAGCTGAATAATGCGCAGAACAAGTACAGGACGATCGCCAGTGATAATGCTGAGGCGTAATTTAAAAGAACGTTCTTTCAGACCTTCAAACGGAACGCATTTAAATTCAAATGCCACTGGCATAATGTCTTTGGTCTTCGCTTCGACAGACTCCATCAGGGAGCGTTTGCCGCTGAAGTCATTGTCTTCAAAATCAGCAGTCTGGTTCGCTTCAATTGTGATTTTACGGATCGCCGCAGCCGCTTTGGTTGCCTGAATGGCGTCACCATTAGCATCAAAGCCCACAAGGTAGTCGGCCCAGTCTTCAATCCATTCTGCCAGTGACTTCTGGGAGTTACGCTCGCCGTTAACAGACAACAGTGCAGAGAACGGTGCTGTCTTTTTCAGTTTGAGAGTGGCGGTATTATCTGCGTGACCTGGTTCATCAATAGTACCCAGGTTAAGAACACTGACGGCACGCATATTATCGGCATCGATAAAGCAGCGGGTGCCTTCATCTGCAAGATCTTTAGAATAACGGGTAAAGTCATCGATGCAGGCAGTGGAAAGCGCGCCACGGAAACGGAAGCGATTTAAATTAAATTTTTCCAGATCATGAATGCGGAAATTTTCAGGTAATGCCACTGCGTCGGCACCAATCTTACTGATAATTTCATTAACACCCTGAGCAGAAATAAGGGCATGGATTTGATTAATTGCGGTTGCGTCTAAGTTCTGAGACATAATAAGTCCTCACTATATAAAGATATTCAGTGATGAGGTAAATAATCAGTTAATTAAGAACGATATTAATGACCTGCTGCGCGGAGTTTTCCGTCAGGCTCACCGGCAAGAGTCAGTAATTGTCCCTGGTCTTCCTGCAGAATAGTCAGGCGCCCACCGCGATTGACATACATCGGCGTTTCGGTGGTGTCTTCTTCGGAAATTTTCCCGCGGTTAGTCGGGCGAACATATGAGAGTTTGTGTTTGATTTTCACACGGTTCTCATCAAATGGTTCGATTTCCAGGTTGAGTGAGACCTTACCTTTGGTTTTCGTGTTCATCACACCGGAAGCGACTTCACTGAGAACTGCGCCGATTTTGGTTTCAAATACGCCGCCGTCCAGCTCCCCGATAAATGCCTGCACATCAGTACCGCGTTCGCTAGCCATTTTGCTGCTCCTCATCATATCGACCCTGCAAGGTCGGTTGGTTTCTCCACAAAACAGAGAAGAACACCTGCGGTGGCAGCCGCCCGGATGGATTGGGTTATGAGCCCGTCGTCCGGTGATGCTCTTCTCTGTTTTGTAAAAAGAGCGGTACCAGCCGGAAGCAAGGGTACAAACTGGTACCGCCAGGACTACACACAGCAATGAAACTATTGCCTGTCTTTTCACCACTTCAGGCTCGGTGGTATGCTGGAGTTCTCACACAGCCAGCAAGGAAACCTAATGAACCAGTTTTATGTTCACGTTCGTCTGTTTGAAGCAACAGCCGAACAGACCAAAAAATTTGAAGAATTAATGCTTAACTTTCTGTACCAGAAAACAATCAAAGAGTCTGACGATAGCTGCTGCAGACTGATTCCAGAGGGATATATCCTCAAAAGCACAATGAACTGCCAACAAATCCTTGATCAAACTTTTTCCATTGCTAACAGTGCTGGTGTTGACGCAAATATATTTGTCTGCAAATTTGAACAAAGCGCATGCTTACTTCCGTCTGCTTCCTTAGTTGGCAACGATTTTGTTCATCACGATCTTACGCCTAAGCCCATCAAGCTCGATTCTTAATGCCTTAACCATTGTGTCGTGATAAACACGGCTCACCCTCTCTCCATTGCATGGCAGTGGGGTGATCGTGTTAGCCATGAAATTCATGAACTTGGTTCGATCAGGGTCTTGCGCCTCGCAAGTCTTTAATGCCTGTTTTGCTAACAAAATACGGGCCTCAGTGCCTGCATTTGGCTCTATCTGCTGCAAACGTTTAGCGTCTTCCAGCAACAATGCGATCACATGCTTCAAATCCTGCTCATTCATCTATTCTCTCCACTGAAATCATCCGCTAACGAATCATCCTGGACTTCATATGCCCCAGGCGGCTACTTCGTGGGCGTCCTGCCTGTTTGTTGTTTCTCTTGGGTACATTATGTATCTCAAAGGTACATTGTCAAGTATAAAAAAACCTGCCGAAGCAGGTTCATAAACATTGATTAGGCTTTGATTTTGTATCTTCTTGGTTTTCCTGAGAAAATCACAGTACCAATTATAGAGCAATTACCGTTGATCTTAATGTAAGGCTCAGGCCAGTTTGGGTTTAACGCTTTGAGATAACGCTGTGTCCCATCTTCTATCAACCTTTTGAAGGTGGTTTCACCTGTATCGTGCATCAATGCAATAACGTCGTCACCGTGGCAGGCAGGTACTTCAGGATCGACAAAAATCATGTCTCCCGGGCGGTACTCATCAATCATTGAATCACCTATCACCCGCAAGATATAAGTCATTTCCCCACAGGGTACAGGGCAGGGATACGTTTCTGCTGTGCTCAAATCAACCTCAGAATATCCAACTTCTTTCCATGCTCCGGCCTGTACCCATGATATGACAGGGACTAATGTGATTTGTTTATTAGTGATTGAAACATCAGGTTTTTTTGTGATGTTCGTTGTCTGGTGTTCTTGATCGAGCCATCCTACAGGCAGGTCGAAACATTTTTCGATGTGTCGTGCCATGCTGTCACCGATATTTTTAGTAGCACCATCTCCCATAAACCTGCTGGTCTGGGTTGGCTCGCGATCAATCATAGTGGCAAAGGAAGAATTCCCGCCAACACCATCTCTCAGTTTTCTGGCGTTAGACCGCCGGATGTCATGGATTGTTTTCATAACGAAATTAAAACCCTTGTACCGTTAAGGTGCAAGTATCTTGAAGGTTCATTTCAATCATGTAATATGTACACCGGAGGTACATATTGTATGAAAGCGTATTGGGACTCTTTAACCAAAGAACAGCAGGGCGAGTTGGCCGGAAAAGTTGGCTCAACACCTGGCTACTTACGGCTGGTTTTCAATGGCTATAAAAAAGCCAGTTTTGTGCTGGCTAAAAAACTTGAGCAATACACATCAGGTGCAATTACGAAATCTGACTTAAGACCGGATATCTATCCGAAAGATTAGCAGAACACTTTCAATTTTTAACCACAGAACGATGAGGCTAATCGTGGGTAAGCATCACTGGAAAATAGAAAAACAGCCTGAGTGGTACGTGAAAGCTGTCAGAAAAACTATCGCGGCGTTGCCGGGTGGTTACGCTGAAGCGGCTGACTGGCTCGATGTAACAGAAAACGCTTTATTCAACCGCCTTCGTGCAGATGGCGATCAGATTTTCCCGCTGGGATGGGCAATGGTTTTGCAGCGTGCTGGTGGCACTCACTTCATTGCTGATGCTGTGGCGCAGTCTGCAAATGGCGTCTTTGTGTCTCTTCCTGACGTCGAGGATGTGGACAATGCCGATATCAACCAACGCCTGCTGGAGGTCATTGAACAGATCGGCAGTTATTCAAAACAGATTCGTTCAGCAATTGAAGACAGTGTAGTGGAACCGCATGAGAAGACAGCAATTAACGATGAGCTGTACCTCTCAATTTCGAAGCTGCAGGAGCATGCAGCACTGGTCTACAAAATCTTTTGCGTTTCAGAAAGTAGTGACGCCCGCGAGTGTGCAGCTCCGGGCGCCGTGGCGTGTCGTGACTGTGGAGAAACTAACGCATGAACAGTTTAACAACACACTACCGTCGCTCGCAACTGATTGCGCTTCCGGTTCCGGGTGGAAAAGCGAAGGTGGAGTATTGCTATGCAGTGAATGTACCAGGTGACAGGGAAATTGTAACCCACAGCTTTGCAGAGTGGGCTGTGGGTGATTTCAACCGGCAGAAGGAGGCAGTCCTTTGCGACAAGTTAACCGCTGGTTCAAAGATCACTACGGAGTGCCCGTCAGAGTCATTCGTTGGGAACCGGAAACACAACGGGTTATCTACCTCCGCGAAGGTTATGAGCATGAATGCTTCAGTCCGCTCGAACAGTTTCGTCGTAAATTCAGGGAAATAGAGGTCGGTCATGAGCACTAAATTAACCGGCTATGTATGGGATGGTTGCGCTGCATCAGGCATGAAGTTATCCAGCGTGGCAATTATGGCCCGCCTGGCTGATTTCAGTAATGACGAAGGTGTGTGCTGGCCATCAATTGAAACCATTGCCCGTCAGATTGGCGCGGGGATGAGTACCGTCAGAACGGCTATCGCACGGCTGGAAGCAGAAGGCTGGTTAACGCGTAAGGCGCGTCGCCAGGGTAACCGCAATGCGTCGAATGTTTATCAGCTTAACGTTGCGAAGCTTCAGGCAGCGGCATTTTCTCAACTGTCAGATTCTGACCCGTCAAAATCTGACGCATCAAAATCTGACCCGTCAAAATTTGATGCGTCGAAATCTGGCAAAAAAGCAGGTTTTCACCCGTCAGAATCTGGCGGGGATCCGTCAGTAAAATCAAAACATGATCCGTCAGATAAAAAACCTTCTCGTCCGGACGCTTCGCAACCGGACACGCAGACGGCTGAACAGGATTTTTTAACTCGCCATCCTGATGCGGTTGTATTCAGCCCTAAAAAGCGCCAGTGGGGGACGCAGGATGATTTGACCTGCGCACAGTGGCTCTGGAAAAAAATCATCGCCCTGTACGAGCAGGCTGCCGAATGTGACGGCGAGGTGGTTCGTCCCAAAGAACCGAACTGGACAGCCTGGGCAAACGAAATTCGCCTGATGTGTGTGCAGGATGGTCGTACTCACAAACAAATCTGCGAGATGTACAGCCGCGTCAGCCGCGATCCGTTCTGGTGCCGTAACGTGCTCAGCCCGTCGAAGCTGCGGGAAAAATGGGATGAGCTTTCCCTGCGCTTATCGCCGTCCGTAAGCACGTACACCGAAAAACGCGAAGACCCGTACTTCAAATCCAGTTACGACAATGTGGACTACAGCCAGATCCCGGCAGGATTCAGGGGGTGATCATGAGTCTGTTAAATGACGTTCAGAAATTCATTGAAGCCCATCCGGGGTGTACTTCCGGAGACATTGCGGATGCTTTTGCAGGTTACTCACGGCAGCGCGTTCTGCAGTCAGCAAGCAAGTTACGTCAGAGTGGGCGTGTGGCTCACCGTTGTGAAGGAGATACACGCAGACATTTCCCGCGCCTGACTGAGAGAGCGCAGGAGCCGGAACCACAACCAGTTCGTGAAACCAGACCTGTGCGCAATTTCTATGTCGGCACTAACGATCCACGGGTAATTTTGTGCCTGACCCGCCAGGCTGAAGAACTGGAGTCCAGGGGCTTATACCGTCGTGCTGCAACCGTGTGGATGGCGGCATTCCGTGAAAGCCACTCCCAGCCAGAACGAAACAATTTTCTGGCGCGCCGTGAGCGGTGCTTACGGAAAAGCAGCAAGTGCGCTGTATCGGGTGATGAGTGGTATCTGTCAGGGAATTACGTGGGGGCTTAATGAGTAATAAATATTGGCAGGCGCTGGTGGAACTGCGGAACAAACCAGCCCATGAACTGAAGGAAGTGGGCGATCAGTGGCGCACGCCGGACAACATTTTCTGGGGAATTAACACCCTGTTTGGCCCGTTTGTTCTGGATCTGTTCACTGACGGTGATAACGCCAAATGTGCCGCGTATTACACGGCGGAAGACAACGCGCTGGCGCATGACTGGTCAGAACGTCTTGCGGAGCTTAAAGGTGCTGCCTTTGGTAATCCCCCATACAGCCGCGCCAGTCAGCATGAGGGGCAATACATCACCGGCATGCGTTACATCATGAAGCATGCCAGTGCCATGCGTGATAAAGGCGGGCGCTATGTTTTCTTGATCAAAGCAGCTACCAGCGAAGTGTGGTGGCCGGAAGATGCAGATCATATTGCTTTTATTCGCGGGCGTATTGGTTTTGAACTACCTGCCTGGTTTATACCGAAGGACGAGAAGCAGGTGCCGACAGGTGCTTTCTTCGCTGGTGCTATTGCTGTTTTCGACAAGACCTGGAAGGGATCGGCAATCAGCTACATCGGGCGCGATGAACTTGAGGCATGTGGTGAGGCCTTTCTGGCGCAGGTTCGCCAGCAGGCGGAAAAACTGGTCAGGGAGATGGCGGCATGACGACGTTAACTCAATGCCAGCAGCAGGTGCTGGATATGCTGATTTCTTACCAGCAAGAACGTGGCTTTCCGCCAACCAATCAGGAGGTGGCAACCATGCTGGGATACCGTTCGGTGAATGCAGCGGTGGAGCATCTTCGCGCACTGGAGAAAAAAGGCGTCATCACGATAAAGCGTGGCGTGGCCCGGGGGATAACTCTTCATACCGCGGTGAAGGACGACGACAGCGAGGCGGTCGGGATTATCCGCGCACTGCTTGCCGGTGAGGAAAACGGCAGGCTGCGTGCAGCCCACTGGTTACATGAGAGGGGCCTGAAAGTATGAAGCTGATCCTGCCGTTTCCCCCCAGCGTGAACACGTACTGGCGACACCCCAACAAAGGGGCTTTTGCAGGTAAGAGCCTGATAAGCGCGGCGGGGCGTAAATTCCAGGGCGCGGCGTGTGCCGCCATCATTGAGCAGTTACGCCGTCTGCCGAAACCAACGTCGGCACCAGCTTCAGTGGAGATCGTGTTGTTTCCTCCGGATAACCGGATCCGCGATCTGGACAACTATAACAAGGCGCTGTTTGACGCCCTGACCCACGCGGGTGTGTGGGAAGACGACAGTCAGGTGAAAAGAATGCTGGTGGAGTGGGGACCGGTTATCCCGGAAGGGAAGGTCGAGATCACTATCAGTAAGTACGAGAAATCGGCGGGTGCAGCCGCCTGATTAAGAGGAGAAACGAAGTATGAATAATCTGATGGTCATTGATGGTATTGAAGTTCGTCGTGATGCTTATGGTCGTTACAGCCTGAACGATCTGCACAGGGCTGCCGGTTCTCTGGATAAGCATAAGCCTGCATTCTGGCTCCGCAATGAGCAAACTGAACGTTTAATAAGCGAGTTGCAGATTTGCAACTCGGTCAATATAGAGCCAGTTAACGTTATTCGTGGCGGAAATAACCAGGGGACGTATGTCTGCAAAGAACTGGTGTATGCCTATGCAATGTGGATCAGCCCGTCATTCCATCTGAAGGTGATCCGTACTTTCGACATGGTAACCAGCGCACCTGAAAAATTATCCGGACAGGCTGCTGACAAGATGCAGGCTGGCGTGATTCTGCTGGACTTTATGCGCCGGGAGTTAAATCTGTCTAACTCTTCAGTGCTTGGAGCCTGTCAGAAACTCCAGGAGGCTGTTGGCTTACCGAATCTGGCACCGCGCTATGCCATTGATGCTCCTGCTGACGCGCCTGATGGCTCAAGCCGCCCCACGCTGTCACTGAGTGCACTGCTGAAGCAGTATGGTATCCGCCTGACAGCTAATCAGGCATATCACCAGATGGTGAAGCTGGGGATCGTCGAGCAGCGCGAACGATACAGCCGTACCGCGATTAACAACATCAAAAAATTCTGGTCGCTGACGGCGAAAGGCTGCATGTTCGGCAAGAACATCACCAGTCCCGCAAATCCGCGCGAGACGCAGCCGCATTTCTTCGAATCCCGATTCCCTGAGCTGTTAAAGCTACTCGATACCGTTCATTGAGGTGACCGTGAGAGCACTACTGACGCCTGAAATTGCCCCGCGTATGGGGATCGTATTGTTCAGGCCAGGTTCAGAGCTGATGCCCCTGTTTATGCAGGGGCGTGTCCTGCTGGAGCCAGAGCCGGAACGTTATTCATCTTTCGCCAGTGGTGCCGTTCCGGCGGCATCACAACCGCTGGCGGATGATCCTGCCGTTCGGACCGTGTTCCGCAATGAGGCAGTGATCCGTCGTGCTGGTGGCGTGGAATGTCTTGAAAGCTGGTTACTTCGTGAAAAGGGCTGTCAGTGGCCTCATTCTGACTGGCACAGCGAGAACATGACCACAATGCGGCACGCTCCGGGAGCAATTCGTCTGTGCTGGCACTGCGATAACCAGCTGCGTGACCAGTTCACGGAACGGCTGGAATCAATGGCAACGGATAACTGTGCCCGCTGGGTGTTGTCTGTCGTGCGTCGGGATCTCGGTTTTGATGACAGTCACGTTGTGACAATGCCGGAACTGTGCTGGTGGCTGGTTCGTAATGATCTGGCGGATGCCTTACCGGAAAGTGCAGCCCGTAAGGCACTGAGATTACCGAAGCCTGTTGTGCCATCTGTCACCCGGGAAAGTGACCTTGTGCCTTCGGTTCCTGCCACCAGCATCATCCAGGATAAAGCTAAAAAGGTGCTGGCGCTGAAAGTGGATCCGGAGTCGCCGGAGTCTTTTATGTTACGCCCAAAACGTCGCCGCTGGGTTAATGAAAAGTACACGCGCTGGGTTAAGACGCAGCCGTGTGCATGTTGTGGAAAGCCTGCTGATGATCCCCACCATCTGATAGGCCACGGTCAGGGGGGAATGGGTACAAAAGCGCATGATCTCTTTGTGCTGCCTTTGTGCAGAAAGCATCACGACGAGCTGCATGCGGATACCGTGGCATTTGAAGAGAAGTATGGCTCCCAGCTGGAGTTGATATTTCGTTTTATCGATCGTGCGCTGGCAATTGGTGTGCTGGCCTGATTTTGTGGAGAAAGTTGATGCGTGATATGTATGAAGTAATGGATCGTTGGGGAGCTTGGGCTGCTTCAGACAATAGCGGAGTGGACTGGCAGCCGATAGCGGCTGGTTTCAAGGGACTTTTACCTCATGGCAAAAAGTCACGGATTCAGTGTGATGATGACGAAGGCATCATGATAGACAGTTGTGTGGCTCGGTTGAGAAGGTATAAACCAGAGGAATATGAGCTCATCATCGCCCACTTTGTTATCGGTATCTCATTACGCACTATTGCGAAGAAGAGAAAATGCTCTGATGGCACAATTAGGAAGGAACTGCAAACTGCAATGGGGTTTGTTGATGGCTGTTTAGCAATGTTAGCTTATAGTATGGCATAAAAAATAAAATAGATTTACTGCCGATTTTTCAAAAAAGACTGGGAACTGTTTATATCCAACGTAAATAAGGCCTCCATAAAACATGGCTGATGCGAGATATTTAACAGTTCTCATCCTTTTTTTAGCTTTATCAATCAAACCTGTAATGCTACTCTTAATACTATCTGCATTATCTTTGATTTCTTTATTTTCTTCAAACTTTAAATACTTATCGAAAGCGGACTCCACTCGAGAACGTAAGTTGTCGAATGTTTCATTGAATATCTCAATAGAAATGTAATTGACTTTTTTTATCATCCAAAGTCCTGCGATAATCAATATTGCTTCGGTTGTTTCATTAGCCTTCACTAAGCCACCAGCTGCTATTAATGCACCGGGAATAGTCAATGCTTTTGTCTGATTAGATGATATGAATTCGTTAATTTTACTCGTGAACTCAAGATTTTTCTCATCGAGTTCGTTAAGAATTTTATTTACAGAAAACCTCTTTGTGTAAATCTCATATAGTTCATCATATTTTTTCCTGACGAGTTCAGTAGAGTTAAGCAAGTCAAAGAAATTGAACGTACCATTTGCTTTAAATACTTCGTTTATGGCTGAGCGTATAACGAGCTTGCGCTCGCTTTTGTGTAAATCATTGATTTTTATTGTGTCGAGAAGCTCCTTTATAATTTCATATTTAAGAGACGAGTTCGATAAGCGATTAATCTCGCTATATTGTAAAAAATGCGTGAGTTCGACTGTATAACTTTTGTCTTCATTGGTGAAAAATAAGACAGAGCAGTCACTGTTATGATGATCAGAAATTAATGAAAGGATATCTTTCCACATAAAGAAAATATGGATTTTTTCGATGCTTTCATTCTTAGAAGTAGGGAGTATTAACGGCGTTCCGATGATATAATTTTTCGGAAGAGCGTTTTGGGTGTTTACTCTAGACCAAAAAGACTCAACATTCTCATAAATTATAGCATCATCCCAAGATGAAGCTTGGCGATCTAGCCAAATTTCATTATTTTCGATGCAGGTTGTTGCCTTTTTATAACCTATAGATTGTAACAGTCTAATTATTTCAGAACTATTTACAATAACAATGCTTTCTTCAAGACTTATGACAGTGTAGTAGCCCTCAACTCTGCTTGAGGCTCCGTTAATAATCTGCGCTAATCTTGATAAGTCATCAGCAATTGTCATTATTAGCTGTCTCTATATCTTTTGAGTTCATCATAATTTGCCTGACTCAATTTTATCACAATTTCGCATTTATTGTCAGTGAGAATTACAGGCTTATTTGACTTTTCGTCTCCAATAGCTCCACGCATTATTTTCAACTTAAAATTATTGTCGTTATCTGCCACTTCAATTGTAAGCGCGCTTTCAGCTGCTTTAGGAGTTGGTTCAAATTGAGGGTCAATCTGGAAACCATTAAGATTAACAAAATCGACAAACGTTCCCTTACATTTGTGTGAATCAGTCAGGCATGAGTCAATTATTTTTGAAATATCCTCTATCTTAACGGACTTATTTCCGTGTTTATCTTTTGATTTTTTTTCCAGTAAGGATTTAACTTCATTGTCAATAGTATCACGCAGTACACGACCGAGTGAGTTTTTACTAGCAAAAATATCTATAGCACTGAATAATTGCTGAATGCTTCTTTTATTGTCCGAATCATGTCGGCAACCTAATGAGTCTTTGAAAAAATCGCTTTTAGATTTACCTTGCAAGAAATGTACATATGAGTCACCCTTGTTTTCTGGATAACTGGCTTCGAATAAAGTTAAATCGAACATCGCAGCCTGCCGTAAGGCATCGGTATTAATTGGATTTAATCTTGTTGGGGTCAACTTATCCGAATCAAAGTCATAGGCGCTTTGTTTATCAACCATTACGATTAGAAGTTTCCCCAAATCCTCTGGTTCGGTAGACTTATAGTGGATGAAAACAACGCTCCCCCCCTGAAGTTGGGCAACTCTCGATTCGTTATTAGCATTATGTTTAAGCTTCTCTATTATAGCTCTAGATAAATCAATGAATTCATTATTTTTATTAATGTATTTTTTTAGGATCGTAGGAATGGATGAAGGGTTGTGATCTGAGTCTAGGAAGTTATGAAATTTGTTTTTTCGGCTAAATTTTTTCTCAATTCTGGTTATGAATTCAGATGTGACTTCATTTTTTAGATCCCAAACTTCACCTAATCGATAATCAAATGCTCTTGAATCATTTTTTTCAAGATTTGCTGTTACAGCACCAATAGGAAAGTACGATTGTTTGCCCAGCACTACAACATGAGGCGTGGCACCGCATTTATCGCAAGCTACAGTTGGGTCGTCAAGAACATTGCCACATTCTAAACAAGTTATATCCATTATATATCCCGAATTATAAGAATGAATTTTTATGTGGCTGAAAATTCTATCAAAACACTAACGCGTACGCAAAAAATATCGTAATCTGTTAAGTGTGCTTACTTCGCCACACAGCTTAAACCCGCCATCGAGCGGGTTTTGTCGTTTCTGGGTCTGGGGATTCCTTGGTCCTAGCCTATCCCGCAGTTATCCATTGACTCGGCTTCTTTGACGTTTCCGCTTCTGATTTGCGGTACATGATGTTTCCTCAATTTGCACCTGCTGTATCAGCGAGGTGAGAGATAACTACAAATGCCTCATAACCCAAATACATGGCTGGAGTTGGTCCAGAGCTGGTGGCGTGGAGACACACCGCTGGGCGCAGTGATTATGTCGATTGTTATGGCTGGTTTACGTATTGCCTATTTTGGCGGTGGTGGCGGCTGGAAGCGAAAAACACTCGAAATTCTACTCTGTGGCGCTCTGACGCTGACTTTTGCATCCGCTCTTGAGTATGTCGGATGGCCTAAATCACTATCTGTTGCCATTGGTGGTGGGGTGGGGCTGATCGGTGTTGATGCTATTCGTGGGGCTGCAATGAGAGTAATCGGTAACAAGTTTGGTGGCTCTAAGGAGTAATTTATGCAGGTACTAAATTCCCAGCGTAAAGCTTTCCTGGATATGGTGGCATGGTCAGAGGGAACGGATAACGGGCGACAACCGACACGTAACCACGGTTATGACGTTATTGTCGGTGGAGAACTCTTCACTGATTACTCCGATCACCCTCGCAAACTTGTCACGCTAAACCCGAAACTCAAATCAACAGCTGCAGGCCGTTATCAACTTCTTTCACGCTGGTGGGATGCTTACCGCAAGCAGCTTGGCCTGAAAGACTTCTCTCCGAAAAGCCAGGACGCTGTGGCACTGCAACAGATTAAAGAGCGTGGCGCTTTACCGATGATTGATCGCGGTGATATTCGTCAGGCTATCGACCGTTGCAGCAATATCTGGGCTTCACTGCCGGGCGCTGGTTATGGTCAGTTCGAGCATAAGGCTGACAGCCTGATTGCAAAATTCAAAGAAGCGGGCGGAATGGTCAGAGAGATTGAGGTATGAACAGATTAACCGCGATTATCTCCGCTCTGGTTATCTGCATCATCGTCTGTCTGTCATGGGCGGTTAATCATTACCGTGATAACGCCATTACCTACAAAGCCCAGCGCGACAAAAATGCCAGAGAACTGAAGCTGGCGAACTCGACAATTACTGACATGCAGGTGCGCCAACGTGATGTCGCTGCGCTCGATGCAAAATACACGAAGGAGTTAGCTGATGCGAAAGCTGAAAATGATGCTCTGCGTGATGATGTTGCCGCTGGTCGTCGTCGGTTGCACATCAAAGCAGTCTGTCAGTCAGTGCGTGAAGCCACCACCGCCTCCGGCATGGATAATGCAGCCTCCCCCCGACTGGCAGACACCGCTGAACGGGATTATTTCACTCTCAGAGAGAGGCTGATCACTATGCAAAAACAACTGGAAGGAACCCAGAAGTATATTAATGAGCAGTGCAGATAGAGCTGCCCATATCGATGGGCAACTCATGCAATTATTGTGAGCAATACACCCGCGCTTCCAGCGGAGTATAAATGCCTAAAGTAATAAAACCGAGCAATCCATTTACGAATGTTTGCTGGGTTTCTGTTTTAACAACATTTTCTGCGCCGCCACAAATTTTGGCTGCATCAACAGTTTTCTGCTGTCCAATTCCCGAAACGAAGAAATGATGGGTGATGGTTTCCTTTGGTGTTACTGCTGTCGGTTTGTTTCCAACAGTAAACGTCTGTTGAGCACATCCTGTAATAAGCATTGCCAGAGCGGCAGAAAACAACATTTTTTTCATCTTATTATCCTGCATTGTTAAAAACGGCAGAATCCTATGTGACAACAATTAAACGATAGTTAAATGGATTGATGAAAATTAAAACTATATAGGTGTACGGTCAGACTATTGGAGGTAGTCAGGATTTGAATGTCAGTCTGTTGTCGGCATTCTGGCAATGCAATTTGGATAAAGCGGGGATTAAAAAGATAGAAGCGAGCCGGTCAGGTAGAAATGAATCAGGCACAAAGTGAAGCGGAAAAGGTCTGTGGCACAAACTGATGCTGCCATAATTACAGCCTGATGACTTGTGGAATGAAACATGTTGAACTTCCTTAATTGATGTGATTCGAGTGAGGAAGGCATTCTGTCCCTCTATAGTGTCCATTAATTCAAACGGGAAATTTGTCTCATGCGTGAGACAAGTCTCTCCATTAGTGAGTTGTATTGATTGCGACTCTTCAAAGAATCCATTACTGCGTTGATGAAAAAGGTTTACTACGAATGAAGGCAGCTATTTCGCTGGTTTCTTCATTGGAGTACATATGCCCCCACGAACCCCAAAAGCCTGCCGTGTTCGCGGCTGCCGCTCTACAACCACGGACCCTTCAGGCTACTGCGAAAGCCACAAAAGCGAAGGCTGGAAGCAATACAAACCTGGACAATCCCGTCATCAGCGCGGCTACGGTTCGAAGTGGGACAGTATCCGCGCGCGTGTCCTGAAGCGTGACAAAGGCCTGTGTCAGTTATGTCTGCGTGCTGGTGTGGTGCGTGAGGCGAAGACCGTTGACCACATCATCCCTAAATCGCATGGCGGCACTGATGTCGACAGTAATCTGCAGAGTTTGTGCTGGCCGTGTCATAAGGCGAAGACGGCCCGTGAACGGCTGAAGTAAGAACCAGTTCCCACTGCCAGAGGGGAGGGGCGGGTCAAATCCCTGTGACCTGACGTCTTCCGGACTGCCCGCCCCATCGTTTTTTTATACCCGCGAAAAATGAAATTTAACCAGGAGTGCCGCATATGGCTGGAACGGCGGGGCGTTCCGGGCGTCGCCCCAAGCCAACGGCGCGCAAGGCGCTGGCCGGAAATCCCGGCAAGCGAGCCCTGAACAAAGATGAACCTGTTTTTACGCCCATCAAAGGTGTTGAGCCACCGGAGTGGTTCGCTGAAGAAGATCTCCCTCTCGCCACGATCATGTGGCAACTGACAACCAAAGAACTCTGCGGTCAGGGCCTGCTGTGCGTGACTGACCTCGCGGTGCTTGAGCGGTGGTGCGTGGCCTACGAGTTCTGGCGACGTGCCGTGAAAAATATTGCCAGACAGGGCAACACCATCACCGGTGCAATGGGCGGTATGGTCAAAAATCCTGAGCTGACCGCCAAAAAAGAACAGGAGTCCGAGATGAGCAGTACGGGGGCAATGCTCGGACTCGACCCCAGCAGCCGCCAGCGTCTGATTGGCCTGGCGGGGCAGAAGAAAGCCACTAACCCGTTTCTGAAAATTATCGAATCATGAGCCGGAAATCTTACCCCAACGTAAATGCTGCCAATCAGTATGCCCGGGATGTCGTGCGCGGAAAGATTGTGGCCTGCCAGTTTGTGATTCAGGCCTGCCAGCGCCATCTTGATGACCTGATGGCGGAAAAAAGTAAGTCGTTTCGTTACCGCTTCGACAAGGATCTGGCTGAACGGGCCGCCAAATTTATTCAGCTGTTGCCGCACACCAAGGGGGAGTGGGCATTCAAACGGATGCCCATCACGCTGGAGCCGTGGCAGCTATTTGTGATCTGCTGTGCGTTTGGCTGGGTCAATAAAGGCACCCGGTTGCGCCGCTTCCGGGAGGTGTACACCGAAATCCCCCGTAAGAACGGCAAATCAGCAATCTCTGCCGGTGTTGCCCTGTATTGTTTTGCCTGTGATAACGAGTTTGGCGCGGAAGTGTATTCCGGTGCCACGACAGAGAAACAGGCGTGGGAAGTCTTTCGCCCGGCACGACTGATGTGTAAACGCACACCCATGCTGACGGAAGCGTTCGGGATTGAGGTTAACGCCTCAAACATGAACCGTCCGGAGGATGGCGCGCGGTTTGAACCGCTGATCGGCAACCCAGGTGATGGTTCATCACCCCACTGTGCCGTGGTTGATGAATATCACGAGCATGCCACCGATGCGCTTTATACCACAATGCTTACCGGGATGGGGGCGCGACGTCAGCCACTGATGTGGGCCATTACTACTGCCGGGTACAACATTGAGGGGCCGTGCTACGACAAACGGCGGGAAGTTATCGAGATGCTCAACGGTTCGGTACCCAACGATGAACTGTTCGGGATCATCTATACCGTTGACGAAGGTGACGACTGGACCAACCCACAGGTGCTGGAAAAAGCTAACCAGAATATCGGGGTGTCGGTTTACCGTGAGTTTTTGTTAAGTCAGCAACAGCGTGCGAAAAATAACGCCCGTCTGGCAAACGTCTTTAAAACAAAACACCTCAATATCTGGGTGTCGGCGCGTTCGGCGTATTTCAACCTGGTGAGCTGGCAGAGCTGCGAGGATAAATCACTGACTCTTGAGCAATTCGAGGGGCAGCCGTGCATTCTGGCCTTTGACCTGGCGCGTAAACTGGATATGAACAGCATGGCGCGACTTTATACCCGCGAGATTGACGGTAAAACGCATTACTACAGTGTGGCCCCGCGTTTCTGGGTACCGTATGACACGGTGTACAGCGTCGAGAAAAATGAAGATCGCCGGACAGCCGAACGCTTTCAGAAATGGGTGGAAATGGGCGTCCTGACCGTTACCGATGGTGCAGAGGTGGATTATCGCTACATCCTCGAAGAGGCCAAAGCGGCGAACAAAATCAGCCCGGTCAGCGAGTCACCCATCGACCCCTTCGGGGCGACCGGGCTGTCACATGACCTTGCTGATGAAGACCTGAATCCCGTCACTATCTTCCAGAACTTCACCAATATGTCCGATCCGATGAAAGAGCTGGAAGCAGCGATTGAATCGGGACGTTTTCATCATGACGGCAATCCCATCATGACCTGGTGTATCGGCAACGTGGTCGGCAAAAACATGCCGGGTAACGATGATGTGGTGAAACCCGTCAAAGAGCAGGCGGAAAACAAAATTGACGGTGCAGTTGCGCTGATTATGGCGGTTGGCAGAGCCATGCTGTACGAGAAAGAAGACACGCTGTCTGATCACATTGAGTCCTACGGGATCCGCTCGCTTTAACTGAGGTAATTATGATCATGCTGATTCTCGCGCCTCTGGTGGGCGTGCTGGGGGGGCTTTTGCTGGCGTATGGGGCCTGGCTGATTTATCCCCCTGCGGGGTTTGTTGTTGCCGGGGCGTTGTGCCTGTTCTGGTCGTGGCTGGTGGCGCGATATCTCGACCGTACACAGATGTCTGTTGGTGGAGGTAAATAGTGTTCTTTTCGGGATTATTTCAACGAAAAAGTGACGCACCGGTGACCACGCCAGCAGAGCTGGCGGATGCTATCGGGCTGTCATACGACACCTATACCGGAAAGCAGATCAGCAGCCAGAGGGCCATGCGACTGACGGCGGTTTTTTCCTGCGTCAGGGTGCTGGCGGAGTCGGTCGGGATGTTGCCCTGCAACCTGTATCACCTGAACGGCAGCCTGAAGCAGAGAGCCACTGGCGAACGTCTGCATAAGCTGATCTCCACGCATCCCAATGGCTATATGACGCCGCAGGAGTTCTGGGAGCTGGTGGTCACCTGTCTGTGCCTGCGGGGAAACTTTTACGCCTACAAAGTGAAAGCGTTTGGCGAAGTGGCTGAACTGCTGCCCGTCGATCCCGGTTGTGTGGTACCGAAGCTTAACAGTAGCTGGGAACCGGTTTACCAGGTCACATTCCCGGACGGCTCCACGGATGTACTGAGCCAGGAAGATATCTGGCATGTGCGCACGCTGACGCTGGACGGTCTGGTGGGACTGAATCCCATCGCCTATGCCCGCGAGGCAATATCGCTGGCAGCTGCGACCGAAGAGCACGGGGCCAGACTGTTCAGCAATGGCGCGGTGACGTCGGGTGTGTTGCGTACAGAACAGACGCTGTCGGATCAGGCTTATGAGCGCCTGAAGAAAGATTTTGAGGAGCGTCACACCGGGCTTGGTAATGCTCACCGCCCGATGATCCTTGAGATGGGGCTGGACTGGAAGTCGATGGCGCTGAACGCCGAGGACAGCCAGTTCCTGGAAACCCGCAAGTTTCAGCTTGAAGAAATCTGTCGTCTGTTCCGGGTGCCGTTGCACATGGTGCAGAACACCGATCGCGCCACCTTCAACAATATCGAAGAGCTGGGGCTGGGATTTATCAACTATTCACTGGTGCCGTATCTGACCCGCATCGAACAGCGGATCAACACCGGACTGGTACGAAAAAGTAAGCAGGGCGTTTATTACGCCAAATTTAACGCCGGGGCGTTACTGCGCGGGGATATGAAGTCCCGTTTTGAAGCCTACGCCACCGGGATCAACTGGGGAATTTACTCTCCCAATGACTGCCGCGATCTGGAAGATATGAATCCGCGTCCCGGTGGTGATGTCTATCTCACACCGATGAACATGACCACGAAACCCTCCGATGGCAGTAAAGCCGGTAAGCAGAAGGATAACGCCAATGCAGACGAAACAACGTCTTGATGTACCGCTGAGTCTGAAGTCTGTCAGTGACTCCGGTGAGTTTGAAGGGTATGGCTCCGTCTTTGGTGTAAAGGACAGCCACGATGATGTGGTGATGTCCGGGGCATTTGCCGCCTCCCTGCGGGCGTGGAGTGACAGAAAAGCGTTACCTGCGCTGCTCTGGCAGCACCGCATGGATGAACCCATCGGTGTTTACACCGAAATGAAGGAAGACGATGTCGGGCTTTACGTCAGGGGACGGTTGCTTATTGATGATGATCCCCTCGCAAAACGCGCACATGCACACATGAAGGCCGGTTCGTTAACCGGCCTTTCTATTGGGTACGTCCTGAAAGACTGGGAATACGACCGGAGCAAAGAAGCCTTTCTGCTGAAAGAAATCGACCTCTGGGAAGTCAGCCTGGTGACGTTCCCGTCTAACGACGAGGCGCGGATCAGCGACGTCAAGAACGCACTGGCCCGCGGGGAAATCCCCGAACAGAAAAAAATCGAAAGAGTCCTGCGTGATGTCGGACTCTCCCGTACCCAGGCCAAAGCATTCATGGCCGGGGGCTATGGCGCACTGTCCCTGCGCGACGCTGAGGATGTGGGCTCTGCACTGAATGCACTGAAAAATCTGAACTTCTAATCAGGAGAAATACGATGGCGGTTGATATTAAAGATGTCGAACAGGTCGCGCAGGAGCTGCAGCAGAAGTTTGACGACTTCAAAGCAAAGAACGACAAGCGCGTGGATGCGATTGAGCAGGAAAAAGGCAAGCTTGCCGGGCAGGTGGAAACCCTGAACGGGAAACTCAGCGAGCTGGAAAATCTCAAAAGCGACCTTGAAAAAGAGCTGATTGAGCTGAAACGTCCGGCAGGTGGAGCGCAAAATAAACTGGCCACCGAGCATAAAGAGGCGTTTGTGGGCTTCCTGCGTAAAGGCCGTGAAGACGGTCTGCGCGATCTGGAGCGTAAGGCATTGCAGGTGGGCACCGATGAAGACGGTGGCTACGCCGTGCCGGAAGAACTGGATCGCAACATTCTTAACCTGCTGAAAGATGAAGTGGTGATGCGTCAGGAAGCCACGGTGATCACCGTTGGCGGCTCCGACTACAAAAAACTGGTGAATCTGGGCGGTACGGCTTCCGGATGGGTTGGCGAGACTGACGCGCGATCCCAGACTGCCACCTCCAGACTGGAGCTGATTGAACCTCTCATGGGGGAAATCTACGGCAACCCGCAGGCTACCCAGAAAATGCTGGACGATGCCTTCTTCAACGTGGAGGCATGGATCAACAGCGAGCTGGCAACCGAATTTGCCGAACAGGAAGAAATTGCCTTTACCTCAGGCGATGGCACCAAGAAGCCGAAAGGGTTCCTGGCGTATGAATCCACTGATGAAACCGACAAGGTCCGGGCGTTCGGCAAACTTCAGCATATTGTATCCGGCGAAGCGACCGCGGTGACCGCAGACGCCATTATCAAACTGATTTACACGCTGCGTAAGGCACACCGCACTGGCGCGAAGTTCATGATGAACAACAACAGCCTGTTTGCCATCCGTCTGCTTAAAGACAGCGAGGGTAACTATCTGTGGCGTCCGGGGCTGGAACTGGGGCAGCCGTCCTCTCTGGCGGGTTACGGTATCGCTGAAAACGAACAGATGCCGGATATCGCCGCTGATGCGAAAGCCATTGCATTTGGTAACTTCAAACGGGGTTACACCATCGTTGACCGTATCGGCACCCGCATTCTGCGTGACCCGTACACCAATAAACCGTTTGTCGGTTTTTATACCACCAAGCGCACCGGCGGGATGCTGGTCGATTCGCAGGCCATCAAACTGCTGAAGATTGCAGCGGCGTAATCATTCAGGGGCGCGGAACCGCGCCCCCTGTTTTGACGGGTGAAGAATCATGATCCTGAAACAAGATCTGAAATGGTCACCGGACGGTATGCGTGTTGAGGTCATTCGGGCCGGTGAGTATGACGACGGGGCGCTTCCTGCCCGGGTGCAGGAGATTGCACTTCAGGCCGGGTTAGCAGAGCGCGGAACCAGTGCAAAAAGCAGTAAAGCGACAAAAGAGAAAAAAGCCACGACCAGTAAAGAGGGCTGAGTATGCTTCTGACAATGGAAGAGATTAAAGCCCAACTCCGGCTGGATGAGGATTTCGATGCTGATGACCGCCATCTGCAACTGCTGGCCTGTGCGGCGCAAAAGCGGACGGAAACGTATCTGAACCGGAAGCTCTATGCTCCGGATGAAACCATTCCGGACAGCGATCCGGACGGGCTGCACCTGCCGGATGATATTCGTCTGGGGATGCTGATGCTTATCAGCCATTTTTACGAAAACCGCTCGTCGGTTACGGAAGTGGAGAAACTCGACATGCCGCAGAGTTTTGGCTGGCTTGTCGGCCCGTACAGGTACTTTCCGCAATGAAAATTCGTCAGGCGCAGACCAGCGCAACCTACATTCTGCCGGACCCCGGTGAACTGAATAAACGCGTCCTGATCCGCCTGCGGGTGGATATGCCCGCGGATAACTTTGGCGTGGAGCCTCAATACCCGGTTACGTTCCGGACATGGGCGAAGGTTATCCAGACCAGTGCCACCACCTGGCAGGAAACCGCGCAGACCGGGGACGCCATCACCCATTACATCACCATTCGTTACCGCCGGGGGATCACCGCTGATTATGAGGTGGTCTGCGGTGACAGTGTGTACCGGGTGAAACGTCAGCGCGATCTGAACGGGGCGCGGCGCTTTCTGCTGCTGGAGTGTACGGAGCTGGGCGAATGTAGGCAGAGTCACGGAGGCAACAATGACGACTTCCTTTTTGCACGTTGATTTTCAGCAGCCCGCGGAGATGCGCTTTAACCGCGCCCGTGTCAGGCGGGCGTTTGTCACGATTGGTCAGCGTCATATGCGTGATGCCCGTCGGCTGGTGATGCGCCGTGCGCGGTCGGCACCGGGTGAAAACCCCGGTTATCAGACCGGACGCCTGGCTCGTTCGATTGGTTACATGGTACCCAGAGCCAGTAAACATCGCCCTGGTTTTATGGCACGTATAGCCCCTAACCAGCGTAATGGAGAGGGAAACCGCCGTATCACCGGTGATTTTTATCCGGCTTTTCTGTTCTATGGCGTGAGGCGAGGGGCAAAGCGTCGTCGCAGCCATCATCGTGGTGCATCCGGTGGCAGCGGCTGGCGACTGGCTCCACGTAATAACTTTATGGTGGAAACTCTTGAAAAGAACCGCAGCTGGACACGCTATTTTCTGGCGCGGGAATTGCGTAAATCACTGAAGCCGGAGCGACGACACAGATGAAACTGACGCCTGTTATTGCTGCGCTGCGTGCCCGCTGCCCGTATTTTGAAAACCGGGTGGCAGGCGCGGCACAGTTCAAAAATCTGCCGGAGGTCGGAAAGCTGAGACTCCCGGCGGCGTATGTGGTACCGGGTGATGACTCTCCGGGAGAAAACAAAAGCCAGACCGACTACTGGCAGGAGCTGAAAGAGGGCTTCTCCGTGGTTGTCATACTGAGTAACGGGCGTGATGAGCGCGGTCAGTTTGCTTCGTATGATGTGGTGGACGATGTCCGGCAGATGCTCTTTAAGGCTCTGCTGGGCTGGAACCCGGAGGCGTGCGGTAACCCGATTACCTATGACGGCGGCACGCTGCTGGATCTGAATCGTCATGAGCTGATTTATCAGTTCGATTTTTCGGTCATCAGCGAGCTGACTGAAGACGATACCCGCCAGCAGGATGATCTGAACAGTCTGGATGAACTGCAAACGCTGGCGATTGATGTTGATTATCTCGAGCCCGGTAACGGGCCTGACGGCGATATCGAACATCACACCGAAATAACCCTTCCTTCCTGAGGATCCTCATGTTTGTCAAACCTGTTAAAGGGCGGTCAGTTCCTGACCCTGCCCGCGGCGACCTTTTGCCCGCCGAAGGGCGAAATGTTGACGAGAACAACTACTGGCTGCGCCGTGAAGCAGCGGGTGATATCCGGCGCGTGAATAAAAAGGTGAACACCGATGACGATAAGCTTTAACACCATTCCGTCGAATACGCTGGTTCCGCTGTTTTATGCGGAAATGGATAACCAGGCGGCGAATACTGCACAGGACAGCGGAGCATCGCTGCTGATTGGTCATGCCAATAACGGTGCAGAGATTGTTGCCAACAGTCTGGTACTGATGTCGTCGGCAGACTATGCACGCCAGATTTGTGGTGCGGGAAGTCAGCTGGCGCGTATGGTCGAGGCTTATCGCCAGACCGACCCGTTTGGCGAGCTGTATGTGATTGCCGTTCCTGAATCCACAGGCGCGGCGGCAACGGTTACGCTGACGGTGACCGGGGCGGCAACCGAAACCGGCACGGTGAATGTGTATGTGGGACGTACCCGCGTGCAGGCACCGGTGACTAACGGCGATAACGTCACGATGATTGCCAGCAGTATCCAGGATGCCATCAATGCCGTTCCGGCCCTGCCGTTTACGGCTTCATCTTCGGCAGGCGTGGTTACACTGACCGCGCGTCATAAGGGGCTTTGCGGGAATGAAATTCCTGTCAGCCTCAATTACTACGGCTTTGGTGGGGGCGAAGTGCTGCCAGCGGGCGTACAGATTGCCGTGGCGACGGGTACCGCCGGAACGGGTGCTCCGGTTCTCACCGGCGCGGTGGCTGCAATGGCGGATGAGCCGTTTGATTATATCGGCCTGCCGTTCAACGACACGGCCTCCGTTAACACGCTGGTGACCGAGATGAACGATACCAGCGGTCGCTGGAGCTATGCGCGTCAGCTGTATGGTCATGTGTATACGGCAAAGATCGGCACGCTGTCAGAACTGGTGACCGCAGGTGACCAGTTTAACCAGCAGCACATTACCCTGGCGGGGTACGAAAAAGACACCCAGACGCCTGCCGACGAGCTGGCGGCAAGCCGTACCGCCCGCGCAGCGGTGTTTATCCGCAACGATCCGGCACGTCCCACGCAGACCGGTGAGCTGGTGGGTATGCTGCCTGCGCCGAAGGGGAAACGGTTCACGATGACCGAACAACAGACCCTGCTGTCTCATGGCGTGGCAACGGCGTATGTCGAAAGCGGGGTACTGCGCATTCAGCGTGATGTCACCACGTACAGGAAAAACGCTTACGGGGTTGCGGATAACAGCTACCTCGACAGCGAGACGCTGCATACCAGTGCGTATGTACTGCGCAAACTGAAATCCGTCATTACCAGTAAGTACGGGCGTCACAAGCTTGCCAGCGACGGTACCCGCTTTGGTCCCGGTCAGGCGATTGTCACCCCGGCGGTGATCAAAGGGGAACTGCTGGCAACCTACCGTCAGCTTGAGCGTGCGGGGATCGTGGAAAACTACGAACTGTTTAAGCAGTACCTGGTTGTGGAGCGTGATGCCAGCGATCCGAACCGCCTGAACACGCTGTTCCCGCCTGACTATGTTAACCAGTTGCGTGTCTTTGCCGTGGTTAACCAGTTCCGTCTTCAGTATTCAGAGGAGTCTGCATAATGGCCCGTATCGGGGGAACCTGTTATTTCAAAATTGACGGTCAGCAGCTATCGCTGACCGGCGGCATTGAGGTGCCCATGAACAGGACGGTCAATGATGACATCATCGGCCTGGACGGTTCAGTGGACCGCAAGGAAACTCACCGTGCGCCTTATGTTAAAGGGACCTTCAAGGTGCCGAAGAATTTTCCGGTGAGCAAAATCACCTCGTCTGATGAGATGACCATCACTGCCGAGCTGGCGAACGGTCAGGTCTATGTACTGTCGTCTGCCTGGCTGCACGGCGAAGCGAACCATAATGCCGAAGAAGGGACGGTTGATCTTGAGTTCCACGGTGAAGAAGGGGATTACCAGTAATGAAAGAGCTTGAGTTAAAGAAACCGATTACCGCTCATGGCGAGACACTCTCCGTACTGGAGTTTGATGAGCCCACCGGGAAAGATGTCCGCGAGCTGGGGTATCCCTACCAGATGAATCAGGATGAGTCCGTCAGACTTCTGGCGCATGTGGTATCGAAATACATTGTGCGGCTGGCGAAAGTGCCGCAAAACTCTGTCGACCAGATGTCTCCGGCAGACCTGAATGCTGCGGCGTGGCTTGTGGCTGGTTTTTTCCTCCAGGCCTGACGGCTGAATACCTCACTGATCGCTTCTTTGACTGCGCCAGCTACTGGCGCATTAATCCCTTCGAATTGCTGAATATGCCGATCAGTGAAATTCCCTTGCTGGTCAGTCAGGCAAACAGGATAGAGCAGGAGAAACGCACACATGGCTGAATTTGAGCTTAAGGCGTTGATCACCGGTGTCGACAGACTTTCTCCCGCGCTGTCGAAAATGCAAAAGAAAATCCGGGGATTTAAACGCCAGGCGGAAGAAGCATCACAGGGTGGGCTGGCGCTTGGTGGCGGACTGGCAGCGGGTCTGACGCTTTCCCTGAAATCTTATGCCGATCAGGAAAACGCCGCCACCGGGCTGAAAGTCGCCATGATGGATGCGAACGGCGAGGTCGGAAAGCGCTTTCAGGACATCAATAAACTGGCTATTGGCCTGGGTAACCAGCTACCCGGTACAACGGCTGATTTCCAGAACATGATGCAGATGCTGGTGCGTCAGGGGATCCCGGCAGAAAACATTCTGGGTGGTGTGGGTAAAGCGACAGCTTATCTTGCGGTACAACTGAAAAAAACACCGGAAGCGGCTGCTGAGTTTGCTGCAAAGATGCAGGATGCTACCGGAACGGCGTCAGAAGACATGATGGGGCTGTTCGACACTATCCAGAAGGCGTTTTATCTGGGCGTTGACGATACCAACATGTTGTCCTTCTTCACTAAAACCAGTTCTGTTCTGAAGATGGTGAACAAGGACGGTCTTCAGGCTGCACAGAGCCTTGCCCCTATCAGCGTCATGATGGATCAGATGGGGATGAACGGGGAGTCGGCAGGTAATGCCCTGCGAAAAGTTATCCAGTCCGGATTAAGCGTTAAGAAAATCAGGGACGTCAATAAAGTCATGGCCCGCCAGAAACTCGGAGTGCAGCTCGATTTTACTGACGGCAAAGGGAGTTTTGGCGGTCTTGATAACATGTTCAGGCAACTGGCAAAGCTGCGAAAACTGACCGACGTTAAGCGAACAGGTGTACTTAAGGCAATATTTGGTGATGATGCCGAAACCCTTCAGGTGGTCAATGCTCTGATCGATAAAGGAAAGGATGGTTACGATCAGATCCAGCAGAAGATGAATAAACAGGCCAGCCTGAATAAACGTGTTCAGGCACAGCTTGGTACGCTGTCCAACCTGTGGGAGGCAATGACAGGGACCGCAACTAACGGCCTTGCGGCTATTGGCGGCGCATTTTCTGGTGACGCTAAAAATATCACACAATGGCTGGGGGAGTTGGGGGAGAAATTCACGAAGTTTGCGGATGAAAATCCCCGGGTTATTCGCGGCGTCGTCGGGCTTGCTGCCGGTCTTGCGATTCTGAAACTGGGATTGATGGGCGTGGGCAGTGCCATCAGTATTGTCAGCAGGATTATGTCGATGACGCCGATTGGCATGATTGCGACGGCGATTGCTCTGGCTGCGGGATTAATTATCACTAACTGGGATGTTGTCGGACCTTATTTCAAGAAGCTCTGGGAAACCATTGGTCCTTATTTTGAGGCAGGTTGGGAACTTCTGAAGAAGGTTTTTGCCTGGTCGCCGCTGGGGATGGTGATCAATAACTGGGGACCGGTTGTTAAGTGGTTTCAGGATATGTGGGATAAGCTGAAGCCGATTATTGAATGGTTTACCGACAGTTCCGGTGACACGGTCGATGCCATTAACTCGGCGCAGTGGGGCGCGGGTGCTTATGATGCTTATGGGACGGGAATACCGGCACGGGGATACACTCCTTATCCGGCGGTGGATCCGGCTCAGGCAAACAACGCCTCCGATGCCACAGGCTCGAATCCCTTCATGATTAACAAAGCTTCTGCGCCAAAAGTTGATGGTGAGATCAAGGTCTCTTTTGTGAATTCGCCTCCGGGTATGCGGGTTATGGAAACGCGATCCAGCGGTTTTGATGTCAGCCATGATGTTGGCTATACGCGCTTTGGCAGGTAATGAAAAATTAATCTGTTAATGAGTCCCACTCCGGTGGGATTTTTTATGTACGGAGTTTATATGACGTGGAAAGACAGACTTCAGGACGCGTCATTTCGCGGTGTGCCGTTTAAGGTTGAAGAAGAAAGTACGGGAACCGGTCGTCGTGTGGAAACGCACGAATACCCGAACCGCGACAAACCCTATACCGAAGACCTGGGGAAAATCACTTTCCGCCCGTCCATCACGGCTTATGTGGTGGGAGATGACTGCTTTGACCAGCGCGATCGCCTGATTGACGCGCTGAATAAACCCGGTCCCGGCACGCTTGTCCATCCGACTTACGGTGAGCTGAAAGTCTGTGTTGACGGAGAGGTTCGGGTCAGCACATCGAAGAGTGAAGGGCGTATTGTCCGCTTTGACCTGAAGTTTGTCGAAGCGGGAGAACTCTCTTACCCCACTTCAGGTGCGGCGACGGCGCAGACGCTGATGTCATCCTGTTCTGCACTGGATGACTGCATCAGTGACAGCTTCAGCGGTTTCAGTATCGATGGCGTGGCGGATTTCGTGCAGAACGACGTTATTGGTAATGCCAGCATAATGCTGGGGTATGTTTCTGATGCGATGAAAGTGGTGGATTCTGCCGTATCGGATGCCGCCAGGCTGTTGCAGGGGGATATCTCGGTACTTCTGCCGCCGCCATCGTCAGGCAAAAATTTCGTTGAGCAGGTGCAGAAAATGTGGCGTACCGGGAAACGCCTTTATGGTAACGCCAGCGATCTGGTCACCATGATCAAAACGCTTTCCGGTGTCAGCCTCGGCAGTGATCTGCAACCGCGCGGCGTCTGGAAAACGGACAGTAAAACCACCGCTACGGCGACGCAGCAGCGTAACGTGGTTGCCAGCACCCTTCGTACGACCGCAATCAGCGAAGCGGCGTATGCCGTCACCCGATTGCCTGCGCCAACAACTTCCGCGGTGATGCAGAATGCCGCAGTGGGGCAGGCAACAACAGCTGCACAGAGCACCGGCTGGCCTTCCGTCACGCATCCGGCACTGAACAATGCACCGGCGATGAAAAACACGGTTGATCTGCCGACGTGGGAAGAACTGACTGACATTCGCGACACACTGAATACGGCAATTGATAAGGAGTTGTCCCGTACAACCAGTGATGCGCTGTTTCTGGCGCTGCGCCGGGTGAAAGCAGATCTGAATGCGGATATCAACACGCGCCTTGAACAGTCTGCACGGATCATTCAGCGCACACCGGATGAGGTTTTACCCGCGCTGGTGCTGGCGGCGACCTGGTTTGATAACGCGACGCGTGACGCGGACATTATCCGGCGTAATGCTATTACGCATCCCGGCTTTGTGCCGGTGATCCCTCTGAAGGTGCCAGTGCAATGAACGATAACGTCACGCTACGGGTAAATGGCCGGGAGTGGAATGGCTGGACATCGGTGCGCATCGGTGCCGGTATTGAACGGCTGGCGCGGGATTTCAGTGTGGAGATCACCCGCCAGTGGCCGGGAGATGAGGGTATCACCACGCTTCAGCCGCGCATTAAAAACGGTTCAAAAGTGGAAGTGCTGATTGGTGATGAGCGGGTGATCACCGGCTGGGTGGAGGCGACTCCCGTTCGTTACGATGCCCGTTCGGTCAGCACAGGTATTGCCGGACGCAGTCTGACCGCTGACCTGATTGACTGTGCAGCCGAACCGACACAGTTTAACGGACGATCGCTGGTACAGATTGCGCAGGCGCTTGCTGCGCCTTTCGGCATTGAGGTGGTGAACAGCGGTGCGCCGTCGGGTGTTATTCCTGATGTCCAGCCTGATCACGGTGAAACGGTGATTGAGGTAATCAACAAAATACTCGGTCAGCAGCAGGCACTGGCTTACGACGATCCGCACGGCAGGCTGGTGATTGGCGGTATTGGCTCAACGCGGGCACATACCGCGCTGGTACTTGGGGAAAACATCCTTTCCTGCGATACGGAGAAGAGTATCCGGGAGCGGTTTTCTGTTTACCAGGTGGCGGGGCAGCGTACCGGAAACGACGATGATTTCGGTGAGGCCACCACCACCGCGCTGCGGGCCCGCACAGAGGACGCATTTATTGCCCGTTACCGTCCGATGTATATCAGGCAGACAGGGCAGGCTACGGGGGCAGGCTGTATTGCGCGTGCTGACTTTGAAGCCCGGCAACGGGCGGCGCGGACGGATGAAACCACCTATGTGGTGCAGGGCTGGCGACAGGGTAACGGTACGCTGTGGCAACCCAACCAGCGGGTGATTGTCTTTGATCCGGTCTGTGGTTTTGACAATACCGAACTGCTTGTTTCGGAAGTCACGTTTACTCAGGACCAGAACGGCACCCTGACGGAAATCCGTGTCGGCCCGCCTGATGCTTATCTGCCTGAACCTGAAGACCCCGGCGCGCGGAAAAAGAAAAAAGCCAGAGTACAGGAGGACCCGTTCTGATGAGGACGATTGAAGCCATGCAGCGACAACTTCTCGGCCTGATTGGGCGGGCAGTGGTGAAAAGCATCAGTGCCGCCACGAAATGTCAGACCGTGGATGTGTCCCTGATTGCCGGTGAACCCAAAGCCGGGGTTGAACATCTTGAACCCTACGGTTTTACCGCAAGGGCAAACAGCGGTGCGGAAGCGGTGGTGTTGTTTCCGGATGGCGACCGTTCTCATGCGGTGGTTGTTACGGTGTCGGACCGGCGCTACCGCCTGAAAGGGCTGCATACGGGGGAGGTGGCTGTCTATGACGATCAGGGGCAGTCCGTGACGCTGACCCGGGAGGGGATCGTGGTGGACGGTGCAGGTAAAACAATCACGTTTCGCAATGCGCCTAAGGCTCGTTTTGAAATGGACCTGGAAGTGACCGGACAGGTGAAAGACCTGTGCGACTCCACCGGCACCACCATGTCAGCGATGCGGCTTGCCTATAACGGGCATCGTCACAGAGAGAACGGTCAGGGCAGTAACACCGACAAACCTGATAAAGCGATGGAGGCATGATGGAACTGTGGCTGACGGTGAACGGTAAACGCACCTGCGCCAGCGCACCGCTGGATCCGCTGACCCGTGCCGTGGTGATTTCCCTGTTCACCTGGCGGCGGGCTGAACCTGATGACAATGCCGACGTCCCGATGGGATGGTGGGGGGATACCTGGCCTGCGGTACAGAATGACCGTTACGGCTCCCGACTGTGGCTGCTTCAGCGCAGCAAACTGACCAATCAGCTGGGGCAGACGGTAAGGGGATATATCCGCGAATGCCTGCAATGGATGATTGATGACGGCGTGGTGTCCCGTATTGATCTGGATATCCGCCGCACCGGGATTAATGAGCTGGGTAACAGTATCACCCTCTGGCGTCGTGACGGACCGGTAATGATTTCTTTTGATGATCTGTGGAGTGCGATAACGCATGGCGGACAGTGAATTTCAACGCCCGACGCTGGCAGAAAATATCAGTATGCTCCGTAACGATTTATTCGCCAGGCTGGACGTCAGCGACACGCTCCGGCGCATGGATGAAGACGTGCGGGCAAAGGTGTATGCGGCGGCGCTGCATACGGTTTACGGTTACATCGATTATCTGGCAATGAACATGCTGCCTGACCTGTGCGATGAGTCCTGGCTGGCGCGACATGCTGCGATGAAACGGTGTCCGCGCAAGGGGGCCACGTCTGCCAGCGGGTATATGCGCTGGGAAGGTGTCAGCGATGGCCTGAAGGTGACCGCCGGGAGTGTTATTCAGCGCGATGACCTGGTTCAGTACACGACAACTGACGATGCAACCAGCTCCGGTGGTGTCCTGCGCGTGCCGATCGCCTGCTCAAGTGCAGGTGCGGTCGGTAACGCTGACGACGGTACGGCATTAATCCTGGTCACGCCGGTGAATGGTCTGCCGTCTTCCGGTGTGGCTGACACCATTACAGGCGGATTTGATACTGAAGAGCTGGAAACGTGGCGCGCCCGCGTCATTGAGCGGTATTACTGGACGCCGCAGGGCGGGGCTGACGGGGACTATGTCGTTTGGGCTAAAGAAGTGCCCGGCATTACCCGCGCATGGACATACCGTCACTGGATGGGAACGGGAACTGTCGGTGTGATGATTGCCAGCAGTGACCTGATTAATCCCATTCCGGAAGAATCAACGGAAACGGCAGCAAGACAACATATCGGGCCACTGGCCCCGGTGGCAGGCTCTGATTTGTATGTATTCAGGCCGGTGGCACATACGGTGGATTTTCATATCCGCGTGACGCCGGACACACCAGAAATACGGGCTGCCATTACCGCGGAGTTGCGTTCGTTCCTGCTGCGTGATGGTTATCCGCAGGGAGAACTGAAGGTATCGCGTATCAGTGAGGCGATTTCCGGTGCGAACGGGGAATACAGCCATCAGTTGCTTGCACCGGTGGACAATATCTCCATTGCGAAAAACGAACTGGCGGTACTGGGGACGATTTCATGGACGTGACAAACGATGATTACATCCGCCTGTTATCGGCACTGTTGCCGCCCGGTCCGGCGTGGTCAGCCAGCGATCCGGCGATTGCCGGTGCGGCACCGTCATTAACCCGTGTTCATCAGCGTGCGGATGCCCTGATGCGGGAGCTGGATCCGCGCACCACCACTGAACTGATAAACCGCTGGGAGCGTCTGTGCGGTCTGCCGGATGAATGTATTCCCGCAGGGACACAGACCCTTCGTCAGCGTCAGCAACGGCTGGATGCGAAGGTTAACCTGGCGGGCAGCATCAACGAGAATTTTTATCTTGCACAGCTTGCTGCCCTGGGCAGACCAGATGCCAACATCACGCGATACGATAAAAGCACGTTCACCTGCTCATCGGTCTGTACTGACGCGGTGAATGCGCCGGAATGGCGGTATTACTGGCAGGTCAACATGCCAGCCGCCACAAACACCACCTGGATGACATGTGGCGATCCCTGTGATTCCGCGCTGCGTATCTGGGGCGACACCGTTGTCGAATGTGTGCTTAACAAACTCTGCCCGTCGCATACCTACGTAATTTTTAAATATCCGGAGTAATCCATGCATCGTATAGACACGAAAACCGCGCAGAAGGATAAGTTCGGCGCGGGTAAGAACGGTTTTACCCGTGGTAACCCCCAGACCGGCACACCTGCCACCGATCTGGATGATGACTACTTTGACATGTTGCAGGAGGAACTTTGCAGTGTTGTGGAGGCATCCGGTGCCAGCCTGGAGAAGGGGCGGCATGACCAGCTGCTTACAGCGCTTCGTGCGCTGCTGTTAAGCCGCAAGAATCCGTTTGGCGATATCAAATCGGATGGCACGGTGAAAACGGCTCTCGAAAACCTTGGTTTGGGAGAAGCGGCAAAACGAAATGTGGGAACAGGGGAAAATCAGATACCTGATATGTCATCATATGCATCAGGTTCAGGCTGGCGAAAAATGCCAGATGGTTCAATTGAACAGTGGGGACGAATTAGTTTTCCTGGTGAACACGGGCCTGTATCCGCCAATGTTTCATTCCCGATTCCATTTACACAGACACCGGGCATTGTAATTGTGTGCGATGGTGGTTTCGGGGGCGGGAATATG